CCTGCTGCTCTCTTTGCATCTGTAATTGTCTTTCAAATTGGTATGGCTGCAAGGCCGCTCCTCCAGCCCCCAAAAGTCCTAACCTTGGAGCCGCAAAGCCCTGTAAGCCCCCTAGACGTTGTTGACCGAGACCTCCCAAGAGAGCTCGTCTTTGACCTGCAAGCCCCACAGCTTGCCCTAGAGCCCCCCTCCTAGCTTCTTCACGAGTTAAGGCAGCCTGCCTACCAAACCTAGCCGTCGTCTCAAGCCCTGGAGTAGACAAAAGGGCTCCAGGTCCTAATCTACGCGCAAGATGTTCTTCAACAGCCGTCCTCTGCGCTGCTAAATCAGCCTCAAGTGCCGGACTTACAGGAAGCTCCCCTCTGAGGGCCTGTAGCGCCCTCTGCTCAAGTAATCTCTGCAATTCATCCTGCTGCTCTATGCGTTCAAGCCCACCTTCAGGAGTTCTACGCAACCCTAACTCTTCAAGAGCAAATGGACTTACTTGTTCCTGCTCTGCTACCGCACGCTTTAATTGCTCAAGCTGAATATTTTGTATTTCCTGCTCAGGTGTTGGGCCTCGTGCGGTCTGCATTTGAGTTCGGATATTTTCTACTGCCTTGCTGAATATTCCCATAACACCCCTCCTACCTTACCTGTTCGGTGTAAACTTTTTCAGGCCAATCAGGGTTTTTCTCCCTCTCTGCCTTGTTAAGCTCATAACAAGTAATAAAAAAAATAGTCAATCCTATCATTATTCCTATACCAAAATCTCTTAATATCATATCGCCTCCTATACTTGTGCGTCTTCCAAGGCTTTAACCCTGCCTTGCAAGTCTTCAAGCTTTTCCTTATCACTTAATCCAACAGGCTCATCGGTAAAGACGACAGCCTTTTCACGGATATCTTGGCCTTGATCGTCTTGGCCTGCACTGTGGTCTTCTTCTTCGCAAATTCTAAGCCCTGCATTATTGGCTATTGCTATGGTTTTCTCTTCTTCTGTTGTATAAACCACTCTTACTTTCATAAAGCCTCCTTAATAACTAATATGTTGTGCGGTAGGGAAGGCAACATCACCACAAACTTTAAAGTCATTAACATAACCCGTACCAGTAACTGTACGCCAGTGATATATTTGAACCAAATCCCCGTCACTCCAACCCGCGATATCTTCCGAAAAAGTTACATCTGTTGTCGAAGTAGTAGACTGTGAAGTTCCAACAGCCGTACCATTTCGCCTGACTTGTCCGTGCGCTGTTGCTCCACCGGCAGCCCTTAAATCAAACTTTATTCTAAGCGTCCCCTTACCTTTAATTATAGCTTCCATTACCTTGACGTTAGCGGAAGTTACAGTGCTATATTCCGTAGTATCTTTATAGGAAATATAATCACCAGCGGCGATAGTAATGACTTTTTCAATGACCGCCTCACCATCAGCCCGACTATAATTCGTACAGCGCCAGTCGCCAGAAGCATACTCCACAAACTCGGCTTCATCTCCTGCTGCGGTAGTAATATTAGCTCCCCCAGGCAATATCAGGTCAGTTGCATGGTGAGTAAGGGTAAGCGCGGCATCAAAGTGCAATTTTACCACCGTACCAATACCTTTTGTGGCAATAGATGTTATCGCTGTAGTCCCTGTAACATCAAAGTAATTACCATCATCACCAATAACCAGCGTTGTAGTAGAAGCAATATCTGCACCTTTCGCCCATTTAACTAAATTGTTAAACTCTGCTACGTTATTAAACACCCTGCTACTTCCTATATCAGAGCTATCCGCAAAAATATACCAATTACTTCCATCACTTCGCACCGCTACATAGCCATATTGAGATGAGGCAGAGATTAAGACATTTAAGTTGCCGTCTATCGTTTCACTCCCAGCCCCCTCTATTGTAACTGCATTTGTAGCACTGTCAATTTTCTTAAAGATAAACTCTTTATCCCTCAGACCTACCGCTGAAGGCAGTGTCAAAGTAAACGCCCCTGCTGTCGTATCACAAAGAATAATTTTATCAGTAACAACCACAGTATATGCTGCCGTCTTAGTCTTCAAATCAGGATATTTATACCAATGACTCGCAGGCGTCGCATCAGAACTATGTAAAATTTGTTGAATAACATACCGTATACTCTCAATCTCATCCTCTAAAGATGTCGCAAGCTGCTCAGTTGCTGCTGTATATGGGTCTCTCTGCACCTGCATCGCCGCAACGTCAGCCGAAGCGTCATCTAGCCCTGCCGGAGTAAAGTTTGTCAAAACATCGTTGAAGTTAGCCATTACTTCATCGGCATCTGCTGTAGTCCCGTTTGTTAACGTATTTGTATAAGAAAAATTACCTGCCATAATATCCTCCTATGCCGCCGGCCTTTTACCTAAAGCCTTATAATCTATTTGTTCCTTGCTCATAAAGAAACCTTCATCGACATTTTCATTATAAAATTCAAACTGTATACGCTTCCCCGTAGTTCCTATGTCAAAAGTCTTCTCAATTAACTCCTTCTTAGATCCCCATGCAAAAGCCCCCCAATTAGCACCTCCCCACACTTCCGTTGAACCAATCATATTCAGTGTTTGAGAGGTTTTCTTTATACCATCTACCCATATATCTACATTAATATCAAAATCACCCTTGGCCTGCACTATTCCCCACCCACGTAGGTATTTTTTAGTCAATCGTACAAGAGATAAACCCTGAGCGTCCTGAAAAGGCATATTAGGGGTCTTTATAGAGGCGCGATACCCATTACTATTATCATTGACACTCTCCTCATTCAGCTTCCAAACAAAACCAGAATAGCCCCCTGTGTATATTTTAAAGCTCCCTGCTGCTGCTTTAAATAATGCAGAAGAGGACGCAGAGAATCCAGACACGCTTGTAAGATTATCATGTATCATCCAGCCTTGCTGCGGCCCCCTGTCGATATAATAGACAAGAGCTCTATCAATCTGTGTCTGTCCCGTTCTTACAACAAAGAAATATATTGCACGAAGAACAGGGTCATACACTCCATGAAAATCATCTACAAGAGAAAGATTACACTCCTCCCTAATCCACGTATCAATAAACGCCGGACGAGCAATAGATGCTTGCTGGTAGTCTCCGTAGGATTCCGCCGCAATAACAGAATAAATATCCCCATCCTCGGTCATAGCCACAAGGTCATTCGGGGTTTTTATAAGAACTCTTCCGTGGGCTGCGCCGTCACCCCACTGTGCCTGAGAATATCCCCAATTAGCCGTATCAGTATCTGTATCATCAAGGATATAAGCGCGAGTCTTACTAAACAAGATAAGCCTATCTCCAAACTCAATACCCCCTACGATACCATCACCATCCCCTGTTTCTATATAAATACTTCCACTACCCGCACCGGTAAAAGTTGCATCTGTAACCCCATTGTTAAGCGTTGAATAATAAAGCCTGCTAGGGTCGTTAGCTATTCCAAGAGCAAACATTCTTTCAGAAAGCCCTCTACCGTGTTTGATGAAATATGAAGGATAATTACCGCTAGACCATGCTCCAGGCAAACTACCAAGATCGCTTGTATCCCCTGAGCCGGTCCAAAGTTGAGGGGTATCTGCGCCATTGACAGCGTATAACTTATTGTTCATAACCTCAAAATTGGTCTGTCTGTTAGCAGTCAGCCCTGTTTTAATAGTGTTGCTTTCATCTCTATAGAGGTTCCCATCAGAGGTAGCCATTACCATAAACTGATTCCCATTCCTTAGAATAAAATCATAGAGCCCCATAATGCGTGGCAGCCCCGGGATAACAGTTGTATTAACGTGGGCCGTCCCTCCACGCGTTCCTCTACCCCTAACATGAAGGTCAATATTACGAGTACCATCGACCATCATTACAGGCGAGATATCGTCAGTATTAGGTGCAAAAGTAAGGCCCCCTCCGCTGAAAGGAATATCAAATGTCTTGCCGCTATAACTCATTACACGTCCTTCTTCTTAACCCAAGAACCGCCGGCTGCTTGTTTTTTAACATAAGTCCCGCTAGAGGCTTCCTTTGCCACCCAAATACCACCCGCAGGCTGCTTCCCTATCCAAGGGTCTTTCACTTCTTTTGGTAGAAATGTCCGCGGAGGTCCGGGTAAACCTAGTGCTGTATATACCGTAATCATACTATTATAAACTCATCTCCCGCAGATGGCGCCTCTGTTACTTGTGTAAACGTTAACAGCTTTGTGCTGCCGGTATAATCTGTTACATCTGTCGCCTGCCCCTTGAGAGCCCCCGTTGTCCATTTGATTATCTGCCCGTTGTAATGGTCGTCCGTGGACTCCGTAAGGTCTGTTGTCATCTGCGTTACAGAAAGAGTGCCTGCGATAGCTGCGCCAGCTGTGACAGCTCGTTGTTGATTGTTTAGAACTTCACCTACAGTCCCTACTGTCGTATGTCCCGAAGTTGCTTCATCCAATACCCCAGCCGCTACCTGTGATTTATCTATTCTGGCATCATCTGAAACCGTAGTAGTGGCAGAATTATCTTCAAGAGTTAAATTGCCTCGTATTGCAATAGTCCCGCCAACACAATTAGGATTTAAAATAACATTACCATCTCCTTCGACGCTCACATTGTCAGTGCCAAGTTGACCAAGATTTTTAAATTCCATGCCGCCGGCATACTTCCTCAGATTAACATTGGTATCGCCAATAGCTGCACCTACATCTATCGAAGGAGTAGTCACGCCAGCAACTTCCGAATGGCAATCGTACCAGAAATAATTACCTGCCCCACCTAAAACAATGTCTCCGCTAAAACCGCAGAGATACATCGTGCAAGGTGGCACTGTAACTCCATTGACATCGCAATGCTCAAACTTAGGTTTGACTGCACCGGTACCAACACCACTCACATCTGCGCCATGTATGAATGTGCCGCTGATACTTTGTCCTCCGAGGGCAAGTGTCCAACTCTCACCCCAAAATTCTTGATTTTCCTGAGAAGCCACAAAGGTTATAGAAGACCCTGATATAACCTTAAACCTGGATATACCTAAAGCCGCAGCTAAAGTGTTGGCGTCTGCTATGCTATCAACAGGATTATCAAGCGTTCCATTAACATAATTTTCCGTTCCAGCTGTACCGTTCACGGTGTCTATATAAATAAAACCACCCTCATATCCAGGGTTCTCCCTGAGCTCCCTAAGTATTTTAGCCGCAGAGTTGTTTACATTATGTGCACCAGATGTAATTACTTCATCCCAATTAAGGTCAATCAGGGTATCTGAGTCATACCTAGGTTCATCTGCTATTGTCATACCTGAGCCATTATTAGTGAGCTCAAACAATCCTCTAATAGCCACCGTTCCACCCACACAGTTAGCATTAAGAATAACCTGTCCAAAACCCTCTATACTCGCATTATCTGTTCCAGCTTGACCTAAGTTCCTAAGGTCTATACCACCAGAATAAGCTCTTACATTAAGATTAACGTTAGCCACAGCCACACCTGTATCAATTACAGGAGATGACGTCCCTGCTATCCCTGAATGGCAGTTGGCGAGATAGTAGCTTCCAGCAGCTGAAAAAGTTATCGTTCCGCTTAGCCTGCAATTTGTGGCATGGAACGTCGACAAAGTAACCGTGCCTATATCGCAATTTTCAAAATGAAACTCCGTGCCGGTACCAATTCCAGATACATCAGCACCTTCAAAATGAGAGCCACTTACATCTTGCCCTCCAAGAGCCAATGTCCACCTATCTCCAAAGAAAACCTTATTACTCGTAGTTGTAGTCAATGTAATAGTTGAACCGTTTATAACGGTAAAACGAGTCATATTTAAACTAGTCGCTAGGGTCAACGCATCTGCCAACGATGCAACAGGGTTTTCGACAGTCCCATTTTCGTAGTCAACTGTGCCGGCAGTGCCATTTACAGTATCTATCCAGATAGAACCATTTTCATACCCCTGGAACTCCTGTATACCTCTAAGCCTTCTTCCTGCGCTAGTTGCTATATTGTGGGTTGCGCCCGTAAGGGCCCTATCCCAAACGCCTTCACCTATAAAAGGATGCTCCGCGCTTGCATTAGCATAAGTTTCAATGATTATAGTCCTATCAAGCCAAACCTTGGTAGCTGTTTGGTCTACGACATAAATGACTATCCTCGCGGCCTGCATCTCTGTTGCAGTGAGCGCCAAGGAATATCCCTGCCCTTCATCTGTAAAACCATTAGTCGTGTTTGCCTCAGCACCTTCATCCTTCATTATCTTGGTATCACCTGAAGCATGAACGGCGTCTACTCGGAAATCTACGCCATCAACTTCAAAGAGGTCAAAGTTAATCGTTGTAGCCACCCCGTACCTTCGTAAATATGCCATTAATAACCCTCTATTCTGCGTCTAAAGATTGCTGGTGAAGTTAGTTGTAAATCAAGTTGATTAGTATAACCACTTATAGCTTGAGTTCCAGCATCCCCCCAAGATTGGGTGCCGTAAGAATATCGCATTTTTTTAATACTAGAGTGGAGGGTTATACTCAGAGTATATACCAGGGTAGTCTTCAAACTATCGGAATAAATTTCAAGGTAAAGAGTCCCGTAAGTACCTACCCCCGGATCCCTATAAAAAGTTCCGTAATATGGAGTGCCCCAAGAAGCACCATTCCAATTATCTACATATACTGATGCTCCATCAACTTCATAAATAATAATCCTCATAAAAGATGAGGATGCGGCACTTATATCTATCGCAAAGGTATCTGCCAGATAAACACTACCATCTCTAAACGGCCCTAAAGAAGTAGATAAAGAATGAACTACACACCTAGCATCAGTATCAATATAAGTGCCGCTAAACTCTACCAAGTGTTCAAAATCACCATCGAAGAAATCGACCCCTTTATCATCATAGATATAAGAATCTTCACCCTTTTGTAAAGCAGTGACAGTTATCTTCTCACCATCACCAGAAATAGTGTATCTACTATTGGGGTCTACTTCAGTATAAGAGTTAAAATCTTCAAAAGCCATTAACTTATATCCTTATCTAAATCAGCGTTCATAGGGTTATCTGTTTTATAGCCCCGCAAGATAGCTTGCTGTTCTTCCTCTGTGTTGGCCTCGTTAGCTCTAAAAGCCTCCAGCAGTGGGTTCCTTAAAAAGTGAACAGCCTTCATAACTCTCCGGTAAGCAGCCAAGTCACCCACTACATTAAAACGCAGCCTGTTCTGTTCTTCGAGTCCTACAAGATAAGCCAGCTTCTCATCGTCTGTGTAGCTATCTAAACTTTTTATAGTCGCTAAATCAGTCATTAATAATCCAACACTCGTGCTTGTAAGTTTGTTAAATCCATTCCGTACTGTTCTCTGGCTATTACGCCCTGTAACTCTGTTAAGTATTCTCCGCGCACACGCTCTGCGCGATCATCGTCATCTGCTTGTAATTGTTTTAATTCAACCCCTTTAACCCAGAGATTACGCCACCTCTGGTAAAGTGTGGACATTAGCGTACTAGACAAATCCAGTTTCATAAGGTTAGCGTAATAGCGAAGTTGCAAGGAATATGGCACAGCATCTGCGCGATACGGCACAGGGTAAATAATAATCTCCCCATTGTCGACATCTCCTATCGGAGCGTAAACCGAAGGCTCGCCTTGCTTGGTGGGAACATCAATACTGTCTACATTCCATATAGGCTCCTGACTCATCGGAGTAGAAGTATCTATTACCATATACTTAGAGGTGCCATTGGGGGCTGTATCAAAATCAGGAGAAACCCCAGCCACCTTCGTTGTTTCGTCGTAAGTTACACATTGAGACATACTTCCTAACCCCGTTCCCGAATATATTAAAATGCTCTTACCTATTATTGTACTCTCCGCGATATCTTCATCAGCAGCGAGAGTTATACTATTAACAGTGCCGGCCTGAGATGTTCCAACATGGCTCCCGTAAAGACGATTCATAACCATGTCGCTCGAATAGTCTGTAGGCAGCGCATATCTGGAAAGCCCCTGGGTCAAAACAAGGATAGACGTCGTTTGAAGACTTTTTATCTTCTTAGCACTTGTAAAGACGTCATTCTTTATCTCTTCCATAAACTGGTCTTGAGCGCGCGTAAGCTCAGAAGCAGAAGGAGAAAAATGTCCGGCCTTTTTAAGCCCTTCAGTGGTAAGCGAAACAAGAGTAGGGGCGGTTGGAACAGCCATTACATTAACCTCCTATTTTCTTCTGCCGGCTTAGATTGTTTAAGTTCAAGAGACCTATACGCTTCTACCCAACGATGGTATTGTGATTCTATATCAAAATTCTTCTTCATATCTCTATTGGCCTCACCGGCTATCTTATTCCTAAGCAATTTATCTTCTATTAGAAGGCTAAGCCCCTCGACCCATGCTTCAGGGTCATTATCTTGCACCCAAACGCCATTACTTTCTGTAGCCCACTCCTTGTAAGGGGAAACATAACTCGCCACGCAGGGGACCTCTAAGGCGCTCATCTCAATCCATTTAAGATTGCTCTTACATTCACTAAACGAATTGGGATGGAGAGGTATCAGCCCGATGTCAGCATCAAGCTGAGCGACCTTGTAAGAATACGCGGGAGTCGGGACCCACGGATGATACTCAATCCTGTCGGGAGGAATATCCTTAATAGTCCCGTCAAACTTTTCCCCCAAAAGAACAAGTTTTACATTTGGATATTTATTTATAATCTTTTTTAGGGGCTCGGCAATTAAAACCCAATCCTCATAGTGAGAACTACCGCCGGCCCAAAAGAGCCTAACTTCATCCTTATTTTTTCTAACTACCGGCAACTTTCTCCAAAGATTGAGGTCAAGACAGTTAGGTAAAACCCTTACATTGTCGTTAAATTCACTCAAAGTCCTCGCAAGAATATCTGTGGTTGTTGTAACCATATCAGCTTCTTTAAGGCCCAACTTTGTGAGATTCATCTTCTCCTTGTTCGCCTTTATATCAATATTCTGTCCGTCTATCCAAACAGGGATAATCTTGCCTTGAGGATCTTGAATCCTCACCTCTTCCGTGCCAAAATACTTATAACTATCAGAAAGAGGCGATACCGCGAATGAATTGTCATCAAAGTCCGTCACGACCTTCTTACCTTGTTTCTTTAGCTCCCTTGCTAAAGCTATAAAGCGCGCATCAGACAATCTGGGGATAAAGACTGTCTCGGCACCGGTAAGGCCGGCCTCCAAGTGTTCGTCGCTTTCTCCGCTCTTTAGCTTATAGGTCTGATGCGGGGTATACCTACTCATCGCAGTAAAAGGCAGTTCTGCCCTGTAATACCCACAAGCCCCATCATCTCTTAAAAAATAAGCTATCTTCATTTTTTTAAATCCACCCTAAGAAATCTGTTTATCGGCTGTTGATTAAACCAACTAAACCCTTTAATTCCGTAAGTCTTACCATACCCTTCATACAAGCCCTCGCCTGTCACAAAATACCTAAATGAATTTTCTGTGAAAAACCTTACATGAGTCGGGTCCTGAAAAGCCTCCGCGTAAGGGAAAATTGGCACTTCTATTCTTAAAAACCCTCCAGGCTTAAGAACTCTATGAATCTCGTTCATAAGAGGAAGAAGGTTCTTGATATGCTCAAGTAAATGAATAGCCATCACTTCGGAACACGAGTCGTCTTCAAAAGGCAACTTACCCTTCTCAAGGTCGCAATGGACAATACCCTCTTTTTCGATATTCCCATCGTTAATGTCAAGGTTTACCCAGCCGTCCTTAATATCATTACCACAGCCGAGATGGACCTTATGGCCCTTGCCTTCGATAAGGTCAAGATCCTTGTCCTTCCCTCCGTCTATTACCGCCAAATTTTCTTTTGGCCTTGATGCTGTTTTATTTGTTCTGCCTCGTTTTGCCACATTACACCCCCTTCTTTACAGTCATACAGAGTTTGCCAGTATCGGTTTGCAAGAATTTTCTCATCATGTACTCGTCTCGGAGAAATCCTGGGTGATTTTTTTCAGCCTCAACCGCTACAAGGACTGGAATCCTCGCTATTCTCCGCATATTCCTATCCCCAGTCCACCCATTACCAAAACTTTCACGTTCTTTATGATTGGCAGAAAATATAGGAGTCACATTCTCAACATGAGTCGATTTAATGTGTTCCTCACTAAATTCTACATCCGCTAACCCCTCGATGAGTTTTTTTCTTGATTTGATTATTGGCATCTTTCCTCCTTAGCCCGAAAGGGGAGAGGGGGCTATGCACCCCCTCTAACCGCCCTACGAGGTTGTTAGGTCCTTAATCTGACCGCTACCTTTCTCCTGAAGTGACTCAAAAGTAAGCTCGGCCTCTAGCATGAACTTAGAACTTGCTCCGGTTCTTGCCAGCATTTCCGACTGGATAGGTCTTAGCCATGCCTTCTTCCAAAGGTCCATGTCGCCAAGCACCATCAACTCGTCCGGTGTCGTGGTATTTATCTGATGATGCAACCTTACCTGAAGTTGACCAAAGTCAGACTGGTAAACATCAACAGCCGCGGTAAGTTGCTTCTTCTCAGCCATGATTTCACGAGTATTCGTAGTGAAAGCGCTGATTGTCCTCTTCTGAAACGCCCCACAAAGAACAACAGAAGGTTCACCACCTGCCGCCCATATTGTCTGTAGGTTGTTGTTTAGAATGGTCTCGGTAAGCAATCTGGCTGCGGTAGCCGTATCTACATTAGTGGTTATCCAACCAGCAAGCCCTTGAAGGGTACGCGCCGTACCGGAAGCACCACTAGCAGATGCGGTATTGATGACCAAAGCATACTCGATATCACGAGCGAGCTCTTTGAGATGTTTGGTCTTCTGGTAAGCAACCTCAGATTCACGGCCAGCCTTATCAATGGCCTCCTGCGTATCTGTGATTTGCCACACCTTACGAAGTATCTGGGTATAATTACCCAGCCTTGTCGTAGGCGTAATTGCTACATTAGCCGCGTCATCACCCTCAATAACCGCGTTCGCAGCAGCAGAGGCAAGAGCGTCTGTCTGCCACTCGTGAAATGTAGCCGTTGCCCTACCGCTACCTGTATTACTCGTAACCCAGGTATCAACAGGGTCTATATTTGTTATCACATCAATCAGGTCTTCACGATTACCGATTGACTGATAAGTTTGAAAGGTATCTGTTGGCACTGCCATAATAATTCTCCTTTTATCAGGAAGTCAGAGGGCAGGCAACCAGAATACTTACAACTTTGCTTCTCTCATGTATTCTGCCCAATCCCGCGTCCTTCCTGTTTCCATTGCCTTAGCACGTAGAGCTTTCAGTTTTGCAGACTGACCTTCATCTACAGGCGCTGACGGCCTTCCACCTCCACTCTCTATAGGAGCTACAGGTGGCGCTGGCCTCATATCCTTGGGTTCTGCCGGTGCGCTTGGCTCAGCAGGTTTTATCGGATTAAGAAGTTTCAAGGTCTTGTATTGATTCTCATAGAAATCAAAAGTACGAGCCTTGATTTGTTCCTCTACCGGCAAGCTAAACACGTGTTCTTCAATTATCGGCACATAATCCATAAAATCCGTAAGGCCTCTCTCTTTAAGATTAGCATCAAGGGCTTTTATGTCGTGCTGATATTGAATCTCACCAACAGCAGGCGCGGCACCAGCCAACTGAGTTTCAAGAGTGGTAATCTTGTCTACAAGTGGCTTTGTCTGCGCTTGTATCTTAGCGAGTATTTCCGCGTCCTCATCTGGATATAAAGCGTCTAGAGGCTCTTGAGGAGGGGGCGCCTGTGCTGCCGCTTTCTTCTCTTCAAGCTCCTTAGCCGCTGCTGCTATAGCCTGTCCTTTTTTGGTCAAATGACTTTCTAACTGATAGCCTTTAAGTACGTCCTTTAGCGGTTTTTCGATTTTAACACCATCAACATTCGTCATAATCAAAGCATCTCCATATTCATCTAGTGAAAGATGTTTGGGTGATGCCGGTGGCGAAGTCGGTGCTTGCTCCTCCTTAGTCTCTGGAGTTCCTTCAGGTTCTTCCTGAGTCGCGCCTTCTATCTCAACTGCTTCCGGTGGAGTAATCTCGCCTTCTGGCTGTTGGAAATCAGGGAACAACGCATCAGTGGTTCCTGCCTCCGGTACTGCTGGGTCCGGTATAGCCTCGGCTCCTTCTGTAACCGGTGCCGGTGCTTCTACCGTTGTCGCTCCTTCTGTTGGAGTAGACTTGGTCTTCTTCTTACTCATTATTCATCCTCCTGTTCGTGGGTAGAATTTTTTATTTGTTCTTTTGCGTAATAACCTTCTTGAATCATCCTTTTTAGCTCATCATCTATCCTGTCTAGCATCTTACTCATCTGTTGAGCCTCTATAATCCCAATTGTATCTTCAGGGTCAACCTTCTTAAAAACCTCAAAAGCCCCTCTATCCAGTGGTTCAAGGATCTTCTCTACAAACACAGCAAAATCCCCACTTCTCTTAAGATTCTCCAGAGCGTCGCCTGTTCTAGAAGCCTCTTCGTATGCTTTTAAATCCTCTGTTGGAAAATCAACCACCACCTACTCCTTCCGGACTAAAAGGGAGCACATTAGCCTCAACATCCGCAGGCAACCTCGCTTGGCTACCTACACCTGGTACCCCCGCTCCGCCTTCAGCTGGCAAAGGCTGTTGCCCTTTAATAGTAAACGCCGACATGTCTTTTTCCCCTAAGACCTTTAAAATCTCTTCGTATATCTTAATGCTATCTATAAACTGAGCATCCTCTTCACTTACAACCCCTAATTGTAACATTTGCGCCGTAGACTGGTTAATCAGCGGGGCCCTATCAAGCATCATAAAGAACTTGTTTATCTGAGCGGCCTTGGTAACACCTGTATTGGCGACAAGCTCAAAGTCCCCCTGAATAAATTCACGCGTCGGGATATCATCATCCAAAAATTGCCAGCCGAGTACACGACCTGTGACCATCTCAATAAATTCGTCTGTCACATACTTTTGCTCCAAACGTAATAACATCTGGAATGTAGGAATAAAAAACGTCTCGCCAAGATTGGCAATTACCTGCTCAATTTTCTTATTAGCATTACGCACCCTTGATGTTACGCCGGTTGCTGTATCGTCCCTAAGAGGCGCAATCCCCTGAAGGTCGGGAGGAATTGAGGTAACCTCGAAAATATCCCTGTCCGTCCTTTCCTGTTCTATAACTGAAGCTGATGTCGGGTCCGAAATATCTAGCTCTCTAACCGAAGATGGCGAGATGTCATCCCCAAGGACCAACTTCCCTGCTTTCCTGTTTGAAAGCCCTATCAAGTCCAAGTTAGCGTTACGACTCGCCAACAACGGCTTTCTTATGGCAAGAGCTACAGCTTCACGCCTCTGATTCCTAAGAGCGTTTGTCTCTCTCTGTAGCCCCCCCATGAGCTCAGGAACATCCTTACCATACATCTGGTGGGGTTCGGGGAAGCCCTGACCCACTACAAATGGTGGTCGGTTGTAATCTTCGCCATCATGCTCATATGGGAGGTCGTTCTCTTCAACGTCCCTGATAAGGACTTGAGGGCCCCTCTCGTCACCCGCCATAAGATATGAACAGCTCTCCAAGAAACCATCGCTATCCACGTCAAGAAAGTCCCAAATCTCAAAAACATAAACCCCGCCCTGCTCGTCCACCATATTCGTGCTATCTTTAGTAAACGGTGATTGTAGTGAAGTATTTTGGTTCGCGGCCCTTTGATTTTTTATCTCATCGGTTGTCTCTCCAGCTTGCATCCCTTCAAGCTGGTCTAGGTTCTTATACCCGCGCCTTTTAAGATAATCCAAACTCTTTTTAAATCTATGGACGATAGGGTACTTATAATAATCCTTCCAAGTGGCCTCCTGCGAGAAAAACACGTCTTCGTAAGGGAGAGCCTCGATAATAGGGGTATATTCTTGAAACTCCTTGCTATTTTTGTCTTTTTTGGTCTTAAACTTAGGCCACACCTTGGCAATACCAACTTTAACCTTCAAAGAGTCAAGCGTACATTCAAATGCCTCTTTGTAAAAATTAATCGGATGACCATTTAGTCTATAATTCAAAAGCGCCTTTACTATCTCTACCGTTGTTCGCGGGATAGTCTTCCACGGAATAATTGATACAATCTCCTCGCGGTCAAAAAAGTATGAGCCCATGATGTCGACGTGCATACGCTGAGTATTGGAATAAGTCTTGGGGATAAAGAGTTTGCCGGCCCCACGGAGCACATCCGACTTCACCTTCCCGTCAGCAGTCCTTGGAAACTTGGAATCATATTGGTCTATAGAGTCCATCCACTGCTCTTCAATGCCCTCTTCACGCCAATTAGAAGAATCATTGAAAACAGCCGTACCGCGCCCTACAAGCCATCTATCCTCAAATCTTTTTTTAGTTTTTTTCTTATTTTTAGCCATTTACCAACAAGCCGCCTCATCGTGATATGTAGGCTCCGGTGCATAATGAACTTCCGGATACCAATTTACAGGGAACTGGAAGATATACCTAAGTGCTGCGTGCAGGTGATGCTTCCCTTCCCTTATTTTGTCTTTTGGTCCCTTTATATCCTCATTTGCATAAGTATCACGCTCCAAAGTCCTAAAAGAATTGATTAAAACCTTGTTTTCAGGTCTATCCACAATAAAAAGTCTCGGAACACCCGTACTTTCATCAATCTTAAGCCTTTTCTTAATCTCGTCTACCCCGCTTTTAATAGAACCCTCGAATTTAATAGAAGTACGAAGACCAGGGATGCAATTTTTACCCTGAGATATCTCCTTAAAGATATTGCGGCCCCCAAAAGCAATAATTGTTGAGTCCGAAGACTTATCTGCTACCGACCACCCCATCCGGTAGTTATTTTCTCTGACAATGTCAGTAAAATCGTCCTTTAGCTCCTGCGTGTCTACAACTTTAAAATAACTCCGGTCCACATAAGCATTACCTTCGCGGTCTATTAGCACAAAAACTCCCGCCGCTGCCGTTACAGTATGGGGATCCCAGCCACTTATACACAAATAATCTCTTTGTTGGTCATGGCTGAGCTTTTCGTAAAAAGGCTCAACGATATGGGTCTCTCTGTCGAAGAGACGACCGTAAACAAGTCCGGAGAGAGAGATTGCCTCGCCTAGCAAGCGCATTTTAAGCTCCTCGTAAGAAACTATCTCACCTAATATCTCGTTTAAGACCTCCATATTGGCGCGCTTATTAGTTATAGAGCAAAGTTTGTAAAGATCCAGCTTCTGTCCCTCCTTCTCGTTGTCGTCTATGAACAGGTCTGTAGCCCACGACATTCCATTAGTCGGCGTCCAATAAAAACCTATATCTATTCTGTCCGCAGTCGTAAAACGCATAAGGTTCTCTTTATGGATATCCTCGCGCGGCTCCTCATCGTAAGCAAGCCAGTCAAGAGGAGGCCCCTGAAAACTCTGCACATCCTGCTGATTAGTCATAAATTCTATAGTTGCGCATAAATTCCCTTTCCGGTAAAGGCTAAGCGTGTTGTGCTGAGAAGAAAAACTATCTTTCCATTTACCGTTTTTAAGAAAATCCCTAGGGACCCATTGGCGCCACGCGGGTAAAACCGTATTCGACAGCTGTTTAAAATCAACCCCGACGACACGCCCCCTGATTAGCTTCTTTCTCTTAGCTCTTTCAATATCCTGAGCAATCGCAGGGGAATCTCTATAGGGCTCTAAAGCTAGCGGCAACTCCCCTGTGCTCTTAATAAATCCCCTAATAGCGCCGATTGCGCTCTTGCCAGCCTGGTTGCCCCCAGATGCCCCTACAATATTAGCCGTGCTGAGCAAAACATCTATCTGACCATCTAAGCGCTGAGGGATGTCGTCTGGCTTCAAGTGTGCCTCAATAATAGCGCGCCTCTCCGGTGTAATGTTCCCGTCAGAAGGTTCAAAACCCCAGTAAGGGTCGAGTTCTTTAATCTCCTCAACCTTCCTTTCAGTCTCTTCAATGCACTTGACCAAAATCTCATACTCAGCCTGCTCGGCCTTGGTCATTTTCGTGCCATCATTTTTTAACATTACTTTTCTTTTAGCCATCTTATCGTTTCCCCAAACAAAAAGCCCGCCTACCGCTGTGCACAGTAAACGGGCTTTAAAAAGTTTGGGTATTCTCCAAGAAGCTATCTCAGAGAATTATTCAATTTTTATTCTAACCTACTGAGGCCATTTAAGGCCAAAGTCTTTAGCTTTAATCTTTACCATCCTTCCATCTGGATGATGCCATACAATCCCTTCAATATTATGAACCGCTAAATAATGCTTAATACCTTCAAAATTTAGATTATCCAGGAGGTGTATTTTTGTCTCTCCATGATTAATTAAAAGGTGCCTACTTTTCTTATATGGATTCCCTTGAACTTTAGGGCCTATCAATTCATAAGTTCCGTCTTTAATGGAAGTCCCCGCCATTTGCATTGCCTCTCTGTGCCATTTATCTTCCGGCCCATCACCGACAAGCAACCACCCAGGCCAATGCCCTGTATTTTCGTCAGGTCTCTCCTCGCAAGCTATCCAACCATCGGAAGCCTCTTTGTATCCACCTGTCTCCTTATCTCGCTTACGGTCATGGCGTTTATATAGCTTGCCATCTTTAACCATGCAGCAAGTCCCATCAATTTTCTCAGTGGCGACACCCTCACCATCAAAAACCCATCCAGAACCTTCAACAACTTCATCACGAACAAACCTATCACCATCATAATTTCGTTTAAATAAACTGGGGATCTTTTTCATTACTTAGCCCCGCTTAGCCCGTAAATCCTGTCAAACTCCTCTTGCGTTATCTTCCTGCCTTCTATTTTTAACGATAAACCCTTATCAAAGACTTCAGGGTTATGCGAGAACTTCCGTATCTGGACCTTTACATCTTCATAATCGTTAGTGACCACAACCTTACCGTCACTCGTGGCTATAAAGAAACAGTCAATCATTTAACCTCTGTGGACTTTGCGGCACGTTTAAGTGTGGCCTTACGCTTAATCTTTGCCTCTCCCGCCCTACGGACCCTACCGAACCCAAGCAATTTAAGTAAAAAATTGTCAGTCATCTCCGGTTTTTTCTTCGTTTTCGTATTGTTGTTGTTTGCCATTTTGCCTCCTAATACTTAGCTGTTATTAGTGCTTGATGTAATAACTGTGAAAACCCTTCCACAAACTTTTCATTACTCCTTAAATCTTTTTCTTCCATGTGATGTAAAATCCAATGCACTAGCTCATGGTAAAAAACTTGTTCTAACTGGGACGAGGGATACTCAACGCCCTTATTGTTAGGTTGAAGAGCAATCTCGTTAACTCTATACCGCGCCTCCCCCATATTGCCGGTTACGTGTTCAAGCTGATTATCCTGAACTATATTTATTTTTTGAGCGTGTAACTGAAAACTCTTCGGTATTCTCATAAAGCTCCCAATGTTTATTTAACAGGAGGGTTATATCGTTAGCCTATAACCTGCCATGTAAGTTCGCTATACCTTCCATGCCCTCACTAACCTGTATTGTTGGTGGAAGGCGTCCTTACCGTAATTCCACAACGGTTGTTTATCCCGTCATCCTGCTAAATCTTCTCCAACCCCTCATGATCCAAACAAAAACTCAAGGGGTATAAACTAATATACGTCTCACCACAAAAACCACACTTCTCAGCTTCGTGTAGCAAAACTCGCGTGTCCTTATGCGTCTTCCAAGCTATGTGTTCGTGAAGGAGCATTGCTCTCCTCTACATCGCACCTAATATCTATTTTTCTCTTAAATCCAAAGATTTAATACAATCATTGCAAATATTGCCAAGAAAACTGTGGAGGTCAGGGTATAGAGAATGGTAATTATCCTCCCAAAGATCATTATAACAAATACAATATGGCGTCTCAGCTACTTCAATGTTGTTATGACGACTTAGATACTCTTTCTTACAGATAATGCAATTCCACTTAGACGGCCCCTCATTGCTTTTATTTTCTTTTTCCATACCCATCTACCTATTTTCTCCTAAAAGCTCTTAAAACTAATCCTCGTGAGCGTGAGGGGTAAATCTAGCGAGCTTACTAGACCATATCTTGCTTGTTATCCATGCAACGAGGAGTATCGGGGTCGCAATCAAAACAAAACCAACGAAAACAACCCCTCCTGCTATCCAGCACCCTAACTTTCTCACAGTCTCTCTCACTAACAACCCCTTTTTATAAAAATTCTAAATTTGGGAAAAGATGTTAGCGACATTTACATATCCTCCCCGCGGATCTTCAAAGCGGCTTTTAAAATATCACTCTCTTGTTTTAATGGTGACATTGCTTTCTCAAAGTGATTCTCTACCTCTCGCTTGGCCACACAGTCACCGCAAGGACAATTCTTCGTCTTCAGCCTCAAAGAATCATCTGGGAGCTCTTTTACGTCTATCTCCTCGAAAATATCGTGCGGACCTGTTTCACCGGTATAGCTCATAGCTCCCTCACAAACTCACCGCCTAAATATACGCGGCCTTGGTGACGCGCTTTCTTCTGTGAAGCTGCTGGGTACCTAATACGACCAAAGGCATTATTCTTTTCTGCTTCCCTGATAGCTTGGCTAATACCCAAAGCAGCATCTAAGCAAAGACCGCGAGAAATAAATGGAGCACATGGGTCATTAGGACTCATGCCGTACCCTCCCTACCTACAAAGAAAAAGACCGGGGTTCTTATTGTACCTTCAACCACAAAAACCTCACCGTCAAGGTCAAGCTCAGCGTCCGAGACTATCCCCTCGTCAGGGCAATCCTCGTGACAATTAGAGGGGTTTTGGGAGAGATTACTTAAAGGGAAAGAACGGCAAGACCCCTTTTTAAATTTTTCTTCCGGAAGAGGGGGAGTAACTTTATCTTCAACTGAAACGAAAATCCCCCCTACCCCCACCCCTTCGGAGGTCACGCAAAGGTCAAGGTCTTTAACTTTAATCCCGCTACCTGTTGTCTCAAATCTCTTATTTTTAGCCATAACCCTATGATTTCCTTACGTTTTCTCTATAATTTAACATAATCACCGTTATGCGACATGGCCTATAAACCCTTGTTATCATTAACCTTTTTAGAGGCCACCACCTTATCCTCATTACCCTCTTCTTGACCCACTATATGTTGGGTTGCAGTTGTTACAGTTTCACCGGATAATAGCCCCTGTATGCGCTCTCGTATCCTATCTAGATCCCCAGTAGCATTAGCCAGAACACCCTGTAAATTCACGTTAGACGTGCTCTCACCGCGTATTAAGCGTATTTTGTCTTCAAGTATACCAAAACTCGTAACTCTTTGGATAAACGGAGTCTTTTTTATATCCTCTGGCGTGATGCTCGCAAGTATCTCTGCCTGTATAAACTCCATCTTCTTGGCTTTGGATTTACGGAAGTCTACCACGTTGGCAGGATCTGTCTTATATCTCTTTAATCGTCTGTATACTTGAGTTTCGGTTACTTTGAAGAGTTTTGCTATATCAGAGACAGGGACGCCTTTGATACGAAGGTCTAATGCTTTTTCGAGGTCTATTTTAACTCGACCATCTGGTACTATTTTTTCAACAGCTTCTCCCATACTTTCTATTATGCACATTTTTTTACAGTTGTCAAGAGAAAAAAGCTACTCCCTAAGAGATTCTAGGAATTTTACTTCCTTGTCTGCGAGTTCTTTACATTCAGGACAATGGACTTTTAGACCATCAAGGTCCTTTGCAACTGCAACATGCTTCTGCTCGTGGTGTTCAACCCAAAGTATATATGGGGTTTCACCACAACAATCGTCATTTGTTCGCAAAGCAACTGGACAGTCTCCGCATAATGCTTCATAATAAAATAGCTCACATAAAGGACAATTCCTTGTTGTTTTATCCTTCCCTCCATTATCCCTAATATTTACCCACTTCTTAATCGACCCTTCAAGGGCTTTTGCGGTTTTCTTATTCATTTTGTCCTCCAGTTAAATTCAGCGCTTTTTTTACTTTCTTCCAAATTCTCATATCGAGGTCAAACAACTCCTTATCTAATTCATCACTTTTAATCATCCTTATTCTACTGTCTGACGTTTTTAATTTTATTCGCAAATCAACTAGAGTATCGGCTATCGCGCTATATAAATCCATTTCTCTTTTTTCACTTAACCTCATCCTATCCTCCAATCTTTCTTACCTAATGTCATTATCTTCCCCATTCCGCTTATCCTTGAGGCTATCCTGTCATCAATTTTATCTGCTATCTCTGGCAAAGTCAGGTTTGTAGTTATTATAGTCTGCTTGCAATCCTCATATCTCTTATTGATTAGCTGATATACTACGCCTCTTGTCCAGTCTGTCCAGTTACCGACTCCGAGATCATCCAGTACGAGAAAAGGTATCTTGTTATGATAATCGATAATCTCTTTCTCCGTCTCTGCTTGAGTGTTGTCCTCTTTCGTCCATGAGTCTTTAATCTTGAGAATTAAAGACGGCATGTTGATTACCTTTGGGAGTTTCTTGTCGTGTCTCTCTGTCTCGCTGAAAGTCTTATAAAACCAGTAAACCGCTAGCCGGCAAGCAAGTAGTGTCTTCCCTGTTCCGCATGAGCCGTAGAGTAGCAAGCTCTCGCCGTTAAGTATAAGCTCCTTCGCTTGAGCTACTTGGTCCTCCAATCCCTTGAGAGTATCAAAGGTCTCGCTCCAGTAGCGTCTTGGTATGTTCATTCGTTGTTGGATTATTTCTTTATTCAACATGAGCTATCCCGTCATATTTGCTTGGTTTAGGTTTATAGGGCTCTTGCCCTTTATCTTTTACCGCGTATACGCTTTGCCATGAGTTCATAGTAGATTGATTTAATACTCCCTCTATATTTTCACCTTGTTTTTTCAGCTCTCCTAATTTATTAATTATAAGGATATTTTGCCTTTCGGTTCTTAAGGGCTTCTTAATCGATTTTCTCATATCCAGGAATCCTTGCCATGCTTCTATTGGAATCCAGTCGGGAATTTTAAAATTTTCCCCTATATCTTTATTCTTATCATTCTTATCATTCTTTACATTCTTTACATTCTTGTTAGTTGCCCTCGCTTTGCCCTCGCTTTGCCCTCGCTTTGCCCCTCGTTTGCCCTTGTCTTTGCCCTCTTCCGTCTGCGAACTCTGGTAAGTACCCCAATTCTTTATGGTTATTAGCCTTCCTGTCTTTGCCCCTTGGCTTGCCAAAAAATCCCACTTTTCTAATTTTAGCAGAGAGTTACGTACCATCTTGGTTGTAACCCCCTTTGAGCACTTGCTCGCAAGAGAGGCTAGAGACGTTATAAACTGCCCTTGCTTGCAGGTGAATATTTGCCCTTGCCATTCCCATTTATTAGGGGTGTGATTAGCAAGCATGAGGCACGTGATCATAACATCCCTTTGGACGGCTGTAAGAGATTTATACATGTCCGAGCGGAGGGTCTTACGCCATAATTTAATATATCCGTTCTCCATATTTCTCTTGATTAAGGTATTCCGGCTTTAAATAAAAAGCCCCCACCAAGTATAGCCAGTTTTAGGGAACAAGCACTTAGTAGGGGCTTAGCCTCGGAGTTTACCGAAGTTTTAATATTATTATAGACTGCTACACTTGTTCCCATACCCCACTTTAACCCAAAATTGAAACCTTGTCAAGCAAATTCAGCATAAATTATTTTTACGATTTCTCTTGACAATATATATTAACTAGGCTATACTAGGTTCAAGAGTTAAAAATAAAGAGTTTTAGGGAGGTATTAAAATGGGTACAATTACAGATTTTAGCAAATTCGGACATAGGGAGCGCGAGATGGCAGAGAAACTTTTAAGGACTTGGAGGGAACAAGGGTTGCCTAACGACTTCTACAATGATGAGGTAGTTATTATGATGAACGACCATTCAGGTTATGTGTTTCTTGCCAATAGTGATTATCAAACCGCCATGATGAACGGCGACACGCTAGAGAGTTTTTACAGTTGCCCCCAATGCGGACATGAAGGTTTTAAAGAAGAGATGGAACATGATGGCAACACCGAGTGTGAAGACTATCTTAAGCAAATTGGTTTAACGATAGAAGATGAGGCTGTGTAGCCGAAACTCCCGCAAGGGAGTCTAAGGAGGCGATAAAATGATAAAAGACCATGTGAAGTGCTGTAACTGTGATCCTGACGAGCCAGAAGTAAATGAGCTAACCCCCGACCAAAGACTTGAAGGCATGGCGGGCGAGTTCCTTGATAAGGAGAATATGAAAGAGATAACAGGGCAACCGGAGCAAGGCTCTTGCCCTTCGGAGGATGAGCTAAGAACGGAGGCTCTTATCTCGGAGATGTTGGAGGGGTTGAAGGAGGCGCTTAACCAATTAGCTGCCTGCAACGATGAATTAAATGGTTATTTTATAGCAAAACGTAATCAAGAAATTGTCGAAGAACTAAATTTAGTTATCACCAAAGCCGAAGGCCGAGAGGTTGACCCCACTATCGCCACGATGCTTGCTGAGCATAAGAGAATACAGGACGGCGAGCTTATCGCTTTAAAGTGGTCTATTAGTGATATTCTTGGCCAAGCAATGGAAAGAGATATAGACTTAGATAGTAACGATGCGCAAGACATTCTCAAGAGAATGGATTACGACCATGACGTTAGTAACGGCTCACCTTGGGACGTAATGGACTACTATATTGACGAAATCGTAAGCGAAAGAGAGGCTAAATAATGGACATCTTTGATGGTAGGCTGTATTACATACTCCAAGGCTCTTTATTGAGCTTCGTTATAATCTGTACGATCTTATTGATTTTCAAAAATACGATTTGAGGGAGGTTAATTATGAATAAAAAATACGAGTTAATAAAAACTGATTTTAAGGTATTCGTTGGTAAAAAGCTATTCCGTTTAAAAGCCAAGCTAGATATCAGCTTGGATGTGAAGAAAGGTGATTTAGGGGGCTACATTGAAACGGAAGAAAATTTAGCGGTCTATGGTGATGCATGGGTCTATGGTAGTGCAAAGGTCTATGGTAGTGCAAGGGTCTATGGTAGTGCAAGGGTCTATGGTGATGCAGAGGTCTTTGGTAGTGCAAAGGTCTATGGTAGTGCAAAGGTCTATGGTAGTGCAAGGGTCTGTGGTAGTGCAAAGGTCTTTGGTGATGCAGAGGTCTTTGGTAGTGCAAAGGTCTATGGTGATGCATGGGTCTATGGTGATGCAGAGGTCTTTGGTGATGCATGGGTCTTTGGTGATGCAAAGGTCTTTGGTGATGCAGAGGTCTTGGGTA